TTTCTTTCGCCACCAAACTCTTTGAGCAATATTAATAATGCTCTTTCTCTGACTTTGAGTTCTTGATCAGTCATTGGTGATTGCACAGTAACCTTGTTCACATAAGTTCTCCAATTTTTCTATAAGATGTTGATACTCGTCCCACATATACTCAGAGCCTGTATGCTCCTTGTATAGGTTACAAGCAGTGATGAGACGTGCTACGTCTCCTTCATTTAATCTCATAGTGTTCATGCCGTTACAATATAATTATAACGATTCTGTCAAGTAGTATAGCAGAAATGTCAGGATTTGTCAACGTGTTTTATATTGATAGACATAACATACCTTTTTTCATCAACCTGATTTGGTTCAGTTCTATGCAACAACCAACCTGGAAAAAAGATAACATCATTTGTTTTTACAGGAATGGTAACCCAATCATATTCATTATGATAATAATCTTCTACTTTAGGTTCACCAGTATCATATGCTGATAATGGATTTTTTATTTGAAGACCACCAGAATTATCAGGAACTTTTAAATAACAAACACAAGCAATAGCAACACCAGCATGAAGATGCTCTCCTGTATAACCACCTTTATTGTGACAATTAATCCAAGATCTTTCTATGTGTTTTCTTGTACCTGAAAAGTGTCTTTCCTTCCATACAGTCATAATACAATCATGTATAAACTCATCAAACTCAGACCCAAACCAGTTATGAGGAAAATCATTATTAGGATAATAACCTTCTTTATTATGTAAAACTACGCCACTTATACCACCATCTTTTTCAGGTGTTATAGTTTTTTGCTCTTCAATAATTTCCTGTGATTCTTTAATATACTTTTCTACTCTATCTTTAACTGCGTCAAATTCAAAATCAAATTTACTTTTGTAAATGTATGGGAATGGATTTATATGTTCCCAATAGTCACCACCATAATTTGTATTCATAATCTACCGTTTTCCTCCTCCCATTTGTTTAAGCATTTTCTGAAGCTCTGCTGTAGAACCTACAAACATAGCATTGTTAGTAACACTCTTCGGACCTTTCTTTTCTTCATCTAGATCTTTAACCTTCTTCTGTAGATCCATGAGCTTATCAGTCATGTCTGCTACCTGCTTCATGGCGTTTGTAGCAACTTCATATGCTCTTGGATGCCCTGACTCCTGTGCGACCTCTAACGCCCCTCTGACCGCCTCCTGACCCTGATCTATGAGTGAGTAGAGTTCTGCCCTCGTATACTCATAGTCTTTATCCCTGTCCTCTGAGACATCTCTTAGTTGATCCTTACGTTTAGCACCACCACCTTCAGGTGTTGTGGATACTTCAACATTGAGGAGATCCTCCATATTTTCTTCTAAGCTCATAAGAATTCAAATCCTTCATTAAATCCAAAGTCATCTGTGGATGTTACTAGTGCATCATCAGCAGCAGTAACTTGTCCATCCTGATTAAGATCAGTTTTTGCTTTAGGTGTATAAGTTAATTCAGCATGACGTTTGTTGACTGCTTTATCACCAATAGTTTGAATGATACGAGACTTACGGATAACATCTGCCTTGGTGTAAGGACCGTAGATCCAAGTCTTAGCAGTAAACTGCATAGTATATGTCAAGCTTCGTCTAGTTGTAAAATCATCTTCCCAATCATCATCAAAATCAACACTGTTTAAAACAACAGCAACGTCTTTAACTTCATCCATATCAGGAATGAATTTAATACTCATACTAAATGATGGCTGGAAGAATGGTAATATTTGTTCTAGTATCTGCAATCCATCGTCCTGCGACTTAGCAATGATACCAACTTCAAATGAAACATTATAAGGAACAGGTACATACTGAGTCTTTACTGCCTTAGCATTAGTATCACTTCCTTCAACAGGAACGATTGCTTTATACTTTGTAGTAGCAGTAGTCTTTCTTGTTGAATCATAATCAATACCAGTCATCTCAAAGTATAGTCTTGGTAAGGTGATTGCTACCTTCTTACCATCAACAGGATTACCTTGTAACCTATATAAAAACTTTTGCTTAGGACCATATGCTAAAGGAACCTTTTCAACCTCAAGCACCTGTCCATTTACAGTCTTCTTCAATTCAATATTATTGAAGAGAGTACCAAATCCAACAACAGTCTTTCTAACTGCTTCGTTATAAAATTGTGTTCCTAACATCAGAAGCTACCTGTATAATTACCAAACTCACCAAAGGCGTTATCTTCACCCCAGTCTATTATATCATCAGCACCTTCTTCAATAGCAGCGTTCTGATCGTAGTCAGTGCTCTGATTATCAATAGTAGAGAAATCTCCTAATGTATATAGGGCATTAGATTCAACCCCTCTTATGGTATCTCCATCAATGAAGTTACCAGTGCGGTTCATAACTTCAAGAGTATATGATACACCATTCCAATCAGCAACTTCTGCAAGTGTAGCACTATCTAAATCATACATGGTTGCTTGAGCACCACTGGTAGTAGTATCTTCATATGTGTTAATGATATACCTTAAATTTGGTTCATCAAAATAAAAGAAACCAGGAACAGTGGTTGCATTAGTGCCATTATATGTGTACACATAATTCAATCTCTTATCTTCAAACTTCCAATAGAAGTATTTCTTCTGTGTGGTAGTAGCAAAGATAGGATCAAATCCACCAAGTGCTGTGATAGTAGCAACCTTATCACTAGAAGTCCAAGTTCTACCACCACCCTGTTGTACAAACCCACCTATTACTACATGCTCATCATTAACAAACTGAACATCTAATGGTGGTGCTTCAATAGTAATCGTTGGGAATTCTGGTTCAGATGGATCTGGTTCAAAACCAGTACCACCATTAACAACAGTAAGTGTTACTACACCACCATCAGCAATTGAAGCTTCAATAATACCACCAGTAGAATTTACTCCACCATTGATAGTAACACTAGGTGCTGTACTATATCCAGTACCAGCAAGGTCTACAGTTGCAGCAGTAATAGAACCATTTGAATCAACAGTTACTGTTCCTGTTGCATTAACTCTAGTAGAAGGTGTGAGATTGAGTGTAGTGATATTACTAAACTGTCTTTCAATATCATCAACTTCATCAATACCTGTATCAAACTTATCAGCACCCTGCTCGTAGATCTCAGCAGTGAGTTGATAGAAATACTGTTTGCCTAACTGGAAGAAAGGATTCTCTCGTTCAACATACTTGATCTCATATAGATCCTCTGTCAATGGGAAGTATATTAAATCTCCTTCGTTAGGTCTACCATCTACAGCAAGATTCAATGCTGGATTAGCAGACTGTTCCCACCTTCTACGAGATACAACAAATTGTATCTCATCAGTAATCCTTAAACCAAACTTACTTACAAACTCTGCACCAGCACCAAAACCTTCTACGTTCACGAGGAACATTTCTATCATATAGCTTTGGTTAAATTCTGATTGTATAACTTCCCCAAGAGACTTATCTTTGAGATGGACTCTAGGGATATAAAACACATCAGATCCAAACAACTTGATTTGTTCATCAACCAAGTCCTGTACAAGATTCTGTTCGGTGGTAACACCACCGTGTTGAGGAAAGTATACTTTTTTCATCCGATCATGTCAAATGGTGGTAATTCATATGTACTTGCTGATGCATCTTCAATAGCAGCAATCTCTTTCTCCGCATCTTCAAAGATTTCTCTACCATTAATAGCAACTCCACCAGGAAGTTGTATACCATTAAACTTAATTAAGTTCTGACCCCACTGTCTTTTAATAAGAGCAGTAGTATATTTCTTTAAGAAGACATCACTGTAAACCTGTCCAAAGCTTTCGGGATCTATTGCTCTATGACACTCAACAATAACATGAACATCTTCATTCATCATGTCCTCACCAACATCAAGATATAATCTATCCTGTCTCATATTAAATCTAAACTGAACAAAAGCACCATTGTTAAGTACCATATCCATAGTTTCCATCCAAGTCTTAACCATATAATAGTTAAGAAAGTCAAGAGAACCTACAGCATATAAGTCATTCAAGAAGATCTGATATTCAATACCAAATAGGTTATTCCTTACAGCATTACTAGCAAGACCAAATACTTTAGTAACACCAACAACATCAGCAGGAAGTTCAAGATACTTATCTCTTGTTTTCCACTCTGTAGTATTTGGAGCAGTACCTATAGTTGTTACAGTATCTTGTGACTGAAATCTTGTCATGTCATCTGTGGTCAAGACATGCTTCATATAAGCAAGCTCTACACCATCATAGTGACGCATACGATAGTATTGTAATGCATCATCAATTGAGTCCTCTATCTGGTCGTCATCTACGTTGACTTCTAGTACAGGGAACCCTAACTTCCTCAGACAGTAATCTTTTAGTTCTGCCCTACTGGTGGGTTCAGCCATAAAAAATACCCCTAGTGTTTCCTAGGGGTATTTATAAATCAATTAATTAATTAATTAGAACTCTTTTGGTTGAAAAGCTATCATTGAAGCTATATCGGTTGAGGGAATTGCATCAAGTGCAGCTTCCTTAGCGTTGTTTGCATCACGAATTGCTTTCTTTTCATTAGCAACAGCTGTCATAGCAGCATTGTTACCATTTAAAAGATCTTCTTCTTTTGCTCTTTCAACTTTCCATTCAATTTCTTCTAAAAAAGCTTTTGCTTCTGCTTTAATCTGACCCCTTTTATCATCTTTCATTCCTGCGAATAGTATAGCCTCAGATTCAGCTAAATTTAAAGCCACTCTTTCTTCGTCTGATTTACCAGCATGAATGTCTTCAAAAGCATTACCTGCTGCATTCAACTTCCAACTTGTTAGTGGAACTGCTGGATCCAAATCTTGTCGTATAACGATAAAGTTTGGATCATCACCAGTAACACCGTCTGGATGTTGTTTTGTAGGAATTACCTCCTCATCCTGGTCAATAATACAGGATGGATCTTTTCTGTACAAATAGTATTTAAGTGCCATTTTTCTTTATCTCTCCTGTTTATTTAGGTATAAGTTGTAAATTCAGTTTGTTTTGCTTCCCCTTCTGTTGTACCACGACCACCTTCAACTTGAGTAGTAAAGGCATGTGTGTTGTACATAGCAGGAATCAATGCTGGATATGATGTACTATGATATGCAGTTTCAATAGATGAGTGTTCATAATCTCCGAATAAATTCGGACTCAACCTATCACCATCAGATCTTTCAGCAAATTGCTGATCCAATTGAACCATATTATGGTACATACCATAACCACTATCAGTGTTATACATATGACCCATCAAGAAGCTTGACTTACCAATTGGACATACTTGGAAACCGTAACTAGTATCAGTATTCTGATCCCAAAGCCACTTACCATCAGAGACTCTAATGAATGCTCCTAGCCAACCAGAACCATAATAGTAGTAAGGGCAGTAAGCACAGAGATATCTACCATCACTGGTTACCTGCCATCTCATACCCCATCTTTGACCTTGGTCTCTACCATATGAGGTAGTACCAGAATAATGTCTCCTATTACCTTCAGATTGACCATTTTCATTCCATCTATGAACCCATGCACCACTGTGAGGAAGCATCTGGAATGTTACGACTTTACCATTGTCACAAAGAACAGGAGCACAACGATACTGATCTTCATAACTGTTGTTGTATGGTTTACCAGTCCAGTTATCATATTCAGTATAACCCAAAGAAGAGTTAAATGCTACTGCACCAGCAGAGTTAGAAGCTTCAAAGTGTTCTTTTAAGTTACTATTATCTCTACCATATGCACTGTACTGATCAGTCTTATCGTAGAAGTGATTTTCATTAAGTGAAATAGCCCTAAGGTTAGGAACACCATGCCAAATAACTGGACGGAAAGTATAGGAACCACCATTCTGTTCCATAACAACGATCTTCTGAAGCTTTCTGTTATAGCAGGAAGAACCAAGAGCAGAATTAGACCACTTACAAGGAATATCAACCCATGTACCTCTACTTCTTCCCTGCCAATGAGACATCATACGGTAATTTTCAGAAGATCTAGAAGTGAAATAACATCTAGTACGACCATTATTAGTATCGTCAGAGAACCATGCCCAGTCTTGCTTTGTCTCGTTAACAATTGGGTTAACAGCAGTAAAAGCATGAGACATGTAGTTCATACCTCTGGTCTGCAAGTTCCAACCAGCAGAAGATGAGTTAGTACCAACTCTCTTCATGTATTGGTGACCTAAGTAACCAACATTACATGTCATACTTGGATAGTCATTATGACTATTAACATGGTTATGTGTCTGATAGTATCCTGTACCTGAATTATCTTGTAGTAATTCTGGAGCACAAGATGAGTATGGTTGGTATGTACCATAATGGTTACTAGCACCATAGGTAATACTATGCTTGTCTAACCTATGTGTGTAACAGAAGAAACCAGACTGTTGACTATCATAATGAGACCATGTGGCAAAACAGGGTTGATCATACGGATCTTCATAAGTTCCACCGCCACCACCAGTTTCTTGTTGTACTTGTGTAATTCTACGTGCCATTGTTATTGCATTCCTTATAAGTTTGTACTAGTGGTTATCCTTAACCGTCCATACCGTAGGCAACAGCAGAAATGCCAGTGCCTCCAGCGTAAACATGTAACCCGTTTGATGTGTCAAGAACAATACCAGTTCTCTCAAGAACACCGTTTGCTGGAAGTGATACTCCAGACTCTAAATGGTCAGCGTCAGTAACATTAGCTGCTGCGTCTCTAAGAGCAACAGAAATATTAATTGCACTGCCAGTACGATTGGCAACTGAAAGTGTTACCACTTTGATGCCTGATGCAGGTGCAGCTACAACCTCAGTCCAGGTTGTTGCTGCTACATCTTGTTTTCCGTATACTCCAGAAGCCATTTGGTTTTACTCCGTTTAATTAAATGTCAGTTTGTAGTTGCTTATGATTTATTTATCTCATTGAGATATTAGCTACTATGCCATTGTAGCAAGGAAGTAACTAAGGCTGTTAGCAGGGTTGTCAACATAAGCTTTAACTGCACCAGCAGTAGCAAATTGTGTATGATCCGCAGAAGCCAAATCAGTTATGACGGTCTTACCCATCATTGTACTCTCTGTGATAACAGAGGTTCCGTTAATGGTGAGACCTTCACCATTTGCAAGTTCAATACCTTTATTGAAATTAAACTTGTCGTTAGAAGACAACCATTGGATTGTCTTGTTGGTTGTACCAAGAACAGTCAAACCACCAGAGTTAGCAGTTGTATCTGTAGCACCACCTGTTGCTAATGCAGCACCAGCAGCACTTCCAGATCCTTGGAATACTTGGTCAAGTGTTACTGTAGTTCCAACAACAGCAGTTACGATACCTCCAGAAGGAAGTGTAACTGTACCACCACCAGATGTTAGCGTAATTGCTACACCAGGAGCGATGTTATCCATATCACTACAGTTAGTAATATCTGCTGAACCAGTAGATATATCACCAGTAAAGTTACCAATTGCAACCTTACCTAATTCAATGTTACGATCCTTAGAAGTTAACGTAACAGAATTGATAGATGTTGTTGTACCTTTAACTGTTAAGTTACCACCAATAGTGAGGTTACCACCTATTGCTGAAAGGTTGTCAACGTATGTCTTTGTTGCTTTCTGTGTAGCAACCTTCTGGTCACTGTTCTGTGACAATGTACCATCAGTTGAGAATTCGTTAATAGCAGCACCCAACTGAGCACCGATAGAACCAAGTCTCAAGCTTGATAGACCAGATAGGTCAAACGCAGAAGCGTCTAGTGTTGCCTTACCAGTTGACTGTTCAACTCTAAAGAACTTACCAACTGCGAAGTTACCATCTTGGTCAGTAGATACGTAGTAAACACGACCTGGACGATCTTCATTAACTTCGTTGGATGGTACGTTATTTGATAGTGGGAGACCAGGCCAGTTAGTATTAGCCTTACTTCCAGTACCAACGTCTAGGAAGTCATGAGCAGTTAGACGTACTTGTGAGTACCTATAACGTGTCTTGAATCCTTGTCCGTCTCCAGCTTCAACTGTCTTCTCATCTGCCAACTGTAGTGTTGTGATACCAGTTGTATCAGCAGCAACAGTTGTAATCTTCATGAACTCATTATCAATCTTGATGTAGTCATTAGGATCAAGACCAATATTTGCAGCAGCAACACGAAGTGTTAAATCGTTAACAGCAACGTCTTCAATCAATTCATCCTGAGATGCAATCTTAGCATTAACTATTGCAATAGTTGCAGCAGCAGCATGTGCTCCAGCAGTTGTACCCTCTTGAGCACGTTCTGCTTCAACAGATGTTGCAGATGGGAATGAAAGAACCTTGAACATCTCATCATTGATAATGATGAATCCGTTAATGGTCATTCCAGTAACACTTCCAACTTGCATTGTTGCAGGTGAAGATGCACCTTGAGCAAGTGATCCAGAAAGTGTTGTTGAGTTTCCAGCATCAGCATACAATGAGATAGCAGTAGTACCATCATGTGTTGCAGAAGAACTTCCTAAGAGACCTCTATCAACTCCTACTGAACCTCTACCATCCTGAGCTACGTAACTAGCATTAGAGATAACGAATGAACCAGGGTCATCATTAACTCCATTATCATCAAGAGAAACAGATCCACCAGAATCAGGAGCAGTATCTAGTCCTACAACTGTAAGAACAAATCCTTTTTGTCCTTGAACAGCATCTGTGTTGTTAACAAGAGCTGCAGT